TGGGCTTAAAACAAACTACCTCATGCCTTGGCTATCAGCAAATAACGGACGCTTCTACAGCCGTTGGCCTTACCATTCCAACAGGCGCAAACTTTGCCATGATTGTAGCTGAAGCGCAGGCGGTAAGATGGCGTGATGATGGAGTTAATCCGACAACTACCGTTGGAATGCCGCTGTCTGTTGGCGTAGATTTTAGTTATGACGGTGACTTGCACCGGATTAAATTTATTGCCGCTGTAGCAGGGGCAATTATCAACATTGCTTATTACGTCTAATGTCTGGCCCAATTTATACAAGCAGTTCAACAGGCCCTGGTTCTGGTGGCGGTTCAGCTCCAACTTCTACTTGGGCGAATAGGCCCGCAGTAGGTACGGTAGGCTCACGAATCTATATATCAGACGTGGGTGAATACGGAGCCGAGTTCGTAAGCAATGGCACTGTTTGGGCTCATACGGGTGAGATTGAGATTATCCAAAAAGCTAAAGGATGGATAGTCCCATCTTTAGCAGCGGCTAATGCCGCAACCTATAGCCAGAGCGGAACAACCATCACAGTCACGTCAATTGGTCATAACATCCCCGCTACCAGCTATAATTCAAAAGACGTGTACCTGAACATGGGGACAGCGGCAACAGGAGCGACAATACCGCCAGGATGGTTCTCTAATTTTCAGCGCACAGGTGCGGATACGTTTACATGCGTTTCTACTGTCTCGCAGACTGGAACAGGTGCAGTCAATACAAATCTAGCCGAGGTTACCGTAGGAGATCTTACCTCATCTATCCCAGGTGGATTACTGGGACTAAACGGCAAGCTAATGTTTTCCTTGCTATCGTCAAATAACAATAGCGCAGGCGCAAAAACAGCACGGTTTAACTTTAATGGAACGCCGCTTGATTATATTAATACAACAGCTACCATTAGCAATCTGGCAACTGACCCAGTACCAATTATGAATAGAAACAACCAAGCCAGTCAGGTACTAGGTTATAACGGGGTATCTACTGTACTGGCCGTAGATACATCAGTCGATATAACTTGCAGCTTTAGCCTTACCTGTGCCGCAGCGAGCGATTATATCGCCATTCATGCAGCTTCAGTTTACATTATTATTAGTTAAGGATTTATCAATATGAGTACATTTAATAACGGGTTTATTCAATCAGGAGACGGAAATTTAGCCGAGCCTGTTCATGTTGGCAGGCCAGGACAGCAAGTTGTATTCAGCAATGTAGCACCAGCAGAAAGCTATCTTGCAAAATACCCTACTATTGAAAGTGTTCCTGCTAATTTTAATGGCACTGTTGATATTGTTACGCCTACTTATATGGCTACAGTTAAAGGTGATGGAACAACAAAATACACAACTGGTGTTGGAGCAATAGCAAACAGACCAAGCGCAGCTGTATTTGGACATGGAACTTGGCAGGATGAACTGGTTATATCAAAAAGCGACTCAGTCGAATGGACACCATCAAATAATCAGCCAAAATTAAAAATAATCAATAAGCTGGCCCCCATCCAAAGAGAGTTTGGTATTCCTGAAATGTCGAGCGATTGGGGCGCGGCTGGTATTACTAAATTTGAATCCGGCGGCTCTACTTCAACAATATCAACGGTTACAACTGCAAATGATACGGTAACTATCGCCGCGCTACTTGGCGGAAGGGTGTGGAATGCAATCACACCAGTGGCCACTGAAATGATCGTGGGGCATAAATATGTATTCACTATTGATATTACCCTGAATTCTGGAAGCACAACCAAAGGCATCTCATATTTTGGTGGAACTGAGTATATACCTATAGCTGCCAGTGGTAGACATGCTATGTATTTTACATATACAGCCGCAGGTTCTATCAGGATGGGCTCTGGCCTTAGTGCAAATGCTATTGCTGGAGAAGTATGTAACTTTACGGCAACCAAGCCAATGATTTTTGATGTTACTAATACATCAGATTTATTTTACGATTGGGTAAAAAGGCACACGGCAACTGATAACTACCCCGGGAACACTATTGGCGCTGGAAATATAGTCACTCAGGCGGTTGGTCGTGAATATGAATTTACCACTAGAAAGCTCAATCAAATTTATGTAACGGGCGACTCTTTCACTAATGATGTTACCGACTTCCCACAATATTTAGGCCAAAACTCACCGTACGCTGTATGGTGTAATGGCTATTCGGGCAAGCAATTATCAGCGGAAATTTCATCTAACTATAGCACCAATATTAATGCCAATCCTTATGATGCGGCAGTTATAGAAGGTGGTATTAATGATATTTTTGCTAATACTCCGCTGGCTACGATTAAGGCGGCCTTAGTATCGATGTGTGATGCAAATGATGTGCTAAAAATCCCCACATTTGTGCTTAACGTAACTCCTAATGCCGCCTTTGTTGCCACACCTAGCCAATTATCTGCTTGGCAGGATTGGAATTTGTGGTTAGATAAATTTTGTGCAAAACGCGGATATAGATTGATAGATCAGCGTACTTTATTTGCCGACCCTGTATATCCATATCGTATGGCAGCTCAATATGTGTCTGGATCTTATACAGGTGGTACAGCATTGCCTTATCAATATACAGGGGAAGTTACACACCCAATTGCATCAGCTCAAGTTTTATTAGCTGCACTCGTTAAAGATGCTTTGGATAAATATATGGCTGTTCCATCCTTTAATGGTTCGGTTTTAAATAATTAATATATCAATAAAACGGACTGTGACGAACACAGGAACCTTAAAGGGTTATTAAAATGTCAGAAGAATTAGAAGTACAAGCGGAACTAGAAACCGCGCCAGAACTTGAGCAAACTGTTAGCGATCAAGAGTCTGTAGAAACTGTAGAAGAACAGGAAAAAAGATTTAGCCAAGACGAGCTAGATCGAGCAATTAGCAAACGCTTAGCAAGAGAACAAAGAAAGTGGGAACGTGAACAGACCCAAAGGACGCAAGAACGCGCACCTGTTGCTGAAGTAGACCCTTTACAGTACGAAACCAATGAGCAATACGCTATGGCTTTGGCTGAAAAGATGCTCGAACAACGTGAACAGGCAAAGCAGAACGCTGATCTTTTGGAAACGTATCACGACCGTGAGGAAGATGCCAGAGCTAAATATGACGACTTTGAACAAGTTGCCTATAACCCAAGGCTTACTGTCACAGATGCGATGGCGCAAGCCATACAAGCGGCTGATAATGGGCCAGACATCGCCTATCATTTAGGCAGCAACCCAAAAGAAGCCGAGCGCATAGCCCGTCTTTCACCGCTCTTGCAAGCGAGAGAAATTGGCAAGATTGAAGCAAAACTAGATGCTGCTCCACCTGCCATTAAACAAACAACACGCGCTCCACAGCCTATTAATCCTGTTGCGTCAAGAGGCAGCAATGCACCGGCTTATGATACTACTGATCCTCGCTCAGTTAAAACGATGAGCACATCAGAATGGATTGAAGCAGAAAGGCAAAGACAGATGAAAAGTTGGGAAGCTAAACGAAGATAATTTTTTTAATCAATTAACTGAGTAGGAGTATATAACTCGTAATCTGGAAAGTTCTTAGAAAGACAGCGTTTGCGAAGCGTGAATCTATGTATTCCTGTTTCGTTACTGGCGTGAACAAAAGAGCGATAGATTACACCATTAACCCTGCATTGAGTATTTTTAGGATGATTCAGACTTTTTAATTCTAATGATTCCTTCGAATGTGGGGCGCGATGAAAGAAAGGTCTTTTTTTACCAATTAAAGCGGCTCTTTGCTTTTCTTTGGTTTCTTCTGATGTAACCTTTCCAAGTCTTGATTGGCGTATTTTTTCTTTCGCTTCTTCTGAACAAGGTTGGCGACCATTAGTTTCTTTATGTCTATCACCAAAGTGTTCTTTTGGAGATAAACATTCAAGGTTTTCTGCTCTGTTATCATTTCTTATGCCATTGATATGATGAACATGTTTTTTAGTTATAGGTGTTTCTAACCAGCATGAAGCAACAACACGGTGCATTAAGTAATCGCCTATAGTTAGATAACCATCAGCTCTCTGTGTAGGTGTAAATGGCGCTAGCTTTTTAAGGACTTTTCCGCAAGCTGAAACGGCATATAAGTAGTTAAAGAATCTATATTCAATATTATCTATGATTATACTTTTCATTTTGTGCCTTGGTAGGGATATTGTGAGTGATTATACTAACATTAAGTTAAGCAAAAGTAAAGGGTTAATATACCATGTCCAATAATTTATTGACGATCGACATGATCACAAGAAAGTCTCTTGAGATCTTAGAAAATAATTTAGTACTAACTAGGAACGTAAATAGACAATATGATGACAGCTTTGCAGTAGAAGGCGCAAAGATTGGATCTACCTTGAGAATCAGACTACCTGATCGCGCACTGGTAACAGATGGCGCAGCTTTACAGGTACAAGACGACCAAGAGCAATATACAACCTTAGCGGTCACAAACCAAAAGCATATCGGCATAAATTTCACAACTGCCGAGCTGACCATGCAATTGGATGACTTCGCGGAACGTGTACTGAAGCCTCGTATTAGCCAATTAGCAGCTTCTGTTGATGCTGACGTTGCAGCTACTGCTTACAAGGGCTTATTCAGTTCCGTAGGTACGCCAGGAACTACCCCTGCTACTTCTTTAGTCCTATTGCAAGCGCAACAAAAACTAAATGAATACGCGGCTGATATGCATCCTCGTTATGCGACTGTAAACCCTGCCGCTAATGCTGGCTTGGTTGAAGGCATGAAAGGTTTCTTTAATCCAAACCCAACCATCAGCGCTCAGTTTAAAAACGGCATGATGGGCGAAGGTGTATTGGGTTATGACGAGATCAATATGTCGCAATCAATCCCTGTTCATACAACAGGTGCTTGGGGAGCTTCAATCACTTCAACTGGCACTATCGCCACTCAAGGCCAAGCCACACTACCTATTTCATTTACTGGTGCAGCTCAGACTTGGAAACAAGGCGATGTGTTCACTATTGCCAATGTGTTTTCAGTTAATCCACAAACCCGTCAATCTACTGGTTCATTGCAGCAATTTGTTGTTACCGCTGATGTTCCATCATCAAGTGCTACAGCAACATTGAGCATTTCGCCTCCAATCTACACTGCTTCTCATGCATTGGCGACTGTTGATAGCTTCCCACAAGCTGGTGCTGTTGTTACCATGCTGGGCTCTGCATCAACTGGCTATAATCAAAACTTGGTTTACCACAAAAATGCAATTGCCTTTGCAACGGCCGACTTGTTGTTACCTCAAGGTGTTGATATGGCTTCCCGTCAAAACCATAACGGTATTTCATTGCGTATTGTTCGTCAATATGACATTAACAATGACCGTATGCCTTGCCGTATTGACGTTCTCTATGGTGCAGCCGTTATTCGTCCGCAGCTGGGCGTTCGGATGTGGGGCTAATTTTTAACTTAATGAATAGAGGATAAATATTATGGCACTTCCAAACACAGGCGGCGGTTATCAATTAGGTGACGGTAATCTTTTAGAGGTTACTTTCTTCGACCAGCCAGCACCGCAAACAGCGACAGCGACAGCGACTTTAACAGTAGCTCAAATCACTGGTGGTTTATTGGTAGGCAATCCAAGCACAAGCGCGGCAACCTATACTTTGCCAACAGCAGTGGCTCTTGATGCTTTATTGACTAATTTCAAGGTCGATAGCGCGTTTGATTTGAATATTGTTAACCTTGGCACTTCTTCAGGCGTTATTACTGTCGCCGTAGGCGCAGGTATTACCTTGGTCGGCCTTGCTACTACTGCCATCACTTCGGCAGCTGGATCATCATCTTGGTGGAGATTCAGAAAGACAGGCGCAGGAGCATGGACTTTGTATCGTTTGGCTTAATTTATACGGGAGGCTAAGGCCTCCCTTTTTTGAGGTTTTATTATGAGTAGAGATACAAAATCAATCGGTGTAGCCTTTAGGGATCAATTTCTTGAAGGAGCAGAGCTTTTAAATTGCACGTTACTAGGAACGACCACACTAGATGGATCTGGGTCTTTAGCTCAGTCAGGGACATCAAATATTTTGTCGTTACCTGCTAATGTGACTGAGATGACCCCAGTGGCAATCAATGCCACAGCAACTGCAACTGCTGCACAGGTTGCGACGGGCTATATCACTTCAACATCAGCGGCGGCAACTACAATCACTCTGCCTACTGGAACGTTGTTGGGAGCGGCTTTAGGGGCTGTCCGTGGTACTGTTTTTGACTTGTATATTGACAATACAGCAGGCGCTAATACGGTAACGATTGCCGTAGCGGTAAATGGTATATTGTCGGCATTGGCAGCAGCAGAAGCGGGTGGTTCAGGCTTATTGACAGTTCCTTCCGGTGTAACTGGACAAGCTCGTTTTACTTTGATGTTCTCAAGTGCAACGACTTATACTTTTAC